ATTGTAGTTTCTGGGCGATGCTGGCGGTGCAGGGTAGAGCAGGCCGGTAGCTCACGAGGCCCATAACCTCGAGGTCGTCGGTTCAAATCCGACCCCTGCAACCACTTTAGCGGCCGGCTGCCGATCGTTGGGGTGGTCCGATAGTGTGGCGCGGGCGGCGGTCGGACTTAGCAACCGCGCGGCCCCTTTGGCGGCCGGCTGGTAGCAGCCGCTCATCTTGGCGGCCGGCCGTTTGTTAGCCGCTCATCCGCTGTGGTGAGGGTGACCCGGCAGTGATGCCGGGTTGTCGGCCGGCCGCCGATTGAAAGGAACTCGCGTGAAAAAGAAGCGATTGTATTGGGCTATCGTTGACCAGTCGGCGCCGCTGCGCACGCCGTTGTGGTTTTGGGAAATGGGCAATGGCGACGGTGCGCCGATGTTGCTTTGCAGTGCGACCTCGTCGGCGCCGCTGATTTGTTGATAAGGATTAGTTAATACATCGAGCGGGTCAGATGCTTAAATGATCAACGAGACTGGCACGTATCAGAGCACGCCCGAGCGCGAGATGCGCGCTTACGATCGGCTACCGAAAACGGTGCGACGAGCGATTGACGAAGCTCTGGTTAACTATTCTGCCGAGAGCATTTTGCGCGATTACCAATGGCAGGGCGCGCGCAGAATTATTCAGATCATCAAGACGCAGGACAGGAACATTGCGGCCGCTTATCAAGCGACAATGCGATGACGAGGTTAGCAGATGGGACTGCGCGGAGCTCGAGCGAAGCCATTCGACCCGACAGAACGCAACACGGCGCGGCTGCCGTGGAATAAGAAGGATCTGTCGAGATGGGAGCGGGTTGTCGCCTTTTGCGAGGACTTGACCATTACGTCGGGGCCGGACGAGGGGAAGAAACTTCAGGTTCGTGAGTTTCAGCGGGACTTCATTCGGGCGGTGTATGAGCCCGATGCGAGTGGCCAGCGGCAGGTTCGCACCGCGATCTTGAGTCTCGGGAGGAAGAACGGGAAGACACAACTGGCCGCGGCATTGGCGTTGTGTCACTTGTGTGGACCGGAGGCTGAGAGCCGCGGCGAGATCTACTCGTGCGCCAACGACAGATTTCAAGCCTCGAAAATTTTTAACGAAATGGTCGCGATGATCGAGCGACATTCGTATCTCACCTACCGCACGAACATTCAGCGTTTCGTCAAACAGATTGAAGACCTGGGCAACGGCTCGGTCTATGCGGCGCTCTCGGCCGAGGCCAAGACCAAGCTCGGATTGTCACCGACTTTTTGCATCTATGACGAGCTTGGGGCTACGCATGACCGCGCGTTGTATGACGCGATGGACACGGCGATGGGTGCTCGTGCTGAGCCCTTGCTGATGGTGATCTCGACGCAAGCCGCTGACGATCTGGCGCCAATGTCGCGGTTAATCGACTACGGCGTGCGGGTGCAGCATGGCGACATCGTCGATGCGACGTTCCATCTGACGTTTTATCACGCGGCTGATGATGCGGATCCTTGGGCGCTAGAGACGTGGAAGAGCGCGAACCCCGCGCTGGGCGATTTCCGGTCGCTCGACGATGTAAAGCGCCTGGCCGCCCAAGCGCAGAAGATGCCGACCCAGGAGAGCAGTTTCCGCAATTTCATTTTGAACCAGCGTGTAGCTGCGGAGACGCGGTTTATTGAACGGTCGGAGTGGACGGCGTGCGCGGGCGAGGTAAAAATTCCGGACAAGGCGCGCTGTCACGCGGCGCTGGATCTCGGTGCTACGCGCGATCACTCGGCGCTGATTTTGATTCATGAGGACCCCCAGGGCATCTTCCACGTCAAGCCGTTTTACTGGCTGCCTGGTGATGTGAGGGCGCGCGCCGAGGAGGACAAGGTCCCTTACGAAGTGTGGGTGAAAGAAGGTTTCATCACGCCGATTGGGGTCTCGACCGACCCGCGTGCGATTGCCGTGAAAATTGCCGAGCTCTGCGGTAAGTATGAGATCCGGACGATCGCGTTCGACCGCTGGAAAATAAACGACATCAAACGCGAGCTCGAGCAGATCGGTTGCACTGTTCCGCTCACCGAGCACGGCCAAGGGTTTAAGGACATGGGGGCCGCCGTTGATGTGCTCGAGCGCATGATCGTGCAGCGGCGCATCCACCATGGCGCGCATCCGGTGCTGACCTGGAACGCGTTCAACGCGGTGGTGGTCCGCGATCCGGCGGGCAATCGCAAGCTCGACAAGGCAAAGTCGATCGGCCGCATTGACGGCCTGGTGGCGCTAGCGATGGCATTCTCGCTGACGCGGGTGGAGCAGCCGAAAAAGTTCGATCCCATGGCGCTGATCGGTTAGGCTGGCCAATGGCACCCCCTCTATATCGTCGGTTTGGGATCGCCGGGCGCACGCGTGTGCTTGGATATCAGGTCGAGACTGCTGACGGCGAGGTTGTGGCGCGTTTCTATCGACCGCCATGGACTGATCGCATGAAGCCACAGCCGAAAGCTTATAAGGTGGATCGCTGGCCGGAAGATGAATGATGACTAACGACGACAGCGCGATCACCATCATCACCGAATATGAGGCCGGGACGATCACACGCGAGGAGGCCAAGCGTCGGCTAGTCGAGCTCGGCTATCTGCCGGACCGCGCTGAGGATGTCATCGCCACCGCACAGCGTCACGGATGAACTACGATCCTCTCAATCCCCGCATGCTCGCGGCCTATTGGCTGGCTAGTTTTTATCATTGCCCGCCAGGCGAGTTTTTGAAGCTTTCATCCGAAGAGATTGAGCAACATCTCGAGCGCACCGGCCAACTGATCGGAAACATGCAGCGGAGCGTTGCTCGTGAACGGGTATCTGAACACGCGCGAAACGGCGCTGGTCATCGAGCTCGTCGCGTCGGTCGCGCCGCGGGTGGTGTTCGAATTCGGCGTAAACCTCGGAAAAACCGCTAAGGCGATCCTCAAGGCTACGCCGTCGATCGAGCTCTACGTCGGCATTGACATCCCCTGGGGCCGCATCACCCGCCTCGAGTGCCAGCTTAAAGAAGTCCCGCTGACCGCCGGCATGTATGCCGCGGACGATCGCCGCTTCCGTCTCCTGCTCGGCGAGTCGACGACCTTCGATGTGAGCGACCTCGAGCCGCTCGATGCCGCCTTTATCGATGGCGATCACTCGGCGATTGGGGTCGAGCACGACAGCCGCCTGGCGCGCGAGCTCCTGCGCCCGGGCGGGATCATCGTCTGGCACGACGCCGGCAACACGGCGGTCGAAGTGACAGCGGTGCTCGAGCGCCTCGGCGCGGAAGGCTGGCCGATCTGCTACGTGCCGGAAACCTGGCTCGCGTATATGCGCCATGGCCCACCAGAAAAATGATGTCCTCAAAGCCAGGGCGCTGAAAATTCTGCGCCAGGCCAAGCACATTGTCGCGGTGGAATGGAGCTACAACGCCGACGGCGAAGAGTTGCGCGTGATGATCAAACGTAAACGAGCGAAGAGGCTCAAATGAACGTCATCCATGACCTGCGGCGTGAGCGCGAGGCACCGCCCTTGTTCCACCGCGAGACGCCCGGGAACAGCTATATGCGCTTGGCCGTCGCCCAGGCGCTCGCACTCGCCCGCCCGCATGGCTATACCTCGCCGCTCGACTTCGCCACCGATCTGTGGCCGCACGATCGCGCCGTCATCGAGCTCCTCACCCGCGGCGCGACGGCGCCGGCCATGACCACGGTCGCCGGCTGGGCCGCCGAGCTCACGCATCGCGTCGTCATGGACGGGCTCACGGCGCTGGGCCCCGCCTCGGCGGCGGCCGAGATCTTCCGCCGCGGCCTGGTGCTCGTGCATACCGGCCCCGAGCTCTGTTCGGCCCCGGCGCTGACAGCCGGCGCAAACTATGCCTCGTTCGTCGCCGAGGGCGTACCGATCCCGGTGCGGCAGCTTCCGGTCGGGCCGGCGCTGATCAATCCGCACAAGATCGCGACCATCGCCGTTTTGACGCGCGAAATGCTCGAAAGCAGCAACGCCGAGACGCTGATCACCGATGCCCTGGTGCAGTCGGTCGGCGCCGTGCTCGACGTCGTCTTATTCGACGCCAACCCCGAAGATGCCGTCCGGCCGAAAGGCCTGCGCAACGGCATCGCCGCGCTGACCGCATCAACCGCGGCCGATGGCTTCGAAGCCGTGTTCGAAGACATCGCTGCGCTGGTCGATGCGATCGCCCCGGTCGCCGGCACCGGGCCCTATGTCATCGTCGGCTCACCGGGCCGCGCGCTCGGCATCGCTTATCGCATGACCAACATCGCGGAAAATTTCGTCGTGCTGCCGTCGGCGGCGGCCGGCGGCAACATGTACGCCATCGCCCCGGCCGCGCTGGCCGTCGCTATGTCGCCGATGCCGGAAGTCGAGTCGGTCACGTCGGCAACCCTGGTGATGGATACAGCACCCGGCGACGCAGGAACCATGGGGCCCGAGAAAGGCATGTTCCAAACCGATTCGAGCGCGGTCAAAGTGCGCTGGCCAATCTCCTGGGTGCTGCGCGATGCGCGCGGCTTCGCCTGGCTCACGCCGACATGGAAATGATCGATGCCGACGACACCAAAGGTGGCCACCATTTTGGCAGGCGAATGGCTCTCCGATGCGATCGATCTGTCGAGCGCGGTTCAAGTCTATATCTGTACGCCGACCGCTTGGGATGCAGCGAACGTCACTTTCCAAGCATCGCTCGACGGCGGCGTCACCTGGTTCGATTATTTCGGCACCGATAACAACGAAGTTATGCTGGCGATGGGGGGAACGCTCGGCACCATGGGCGTGCTGCGTGAAGAGATCCCGAAAAACGCGCAAATCAAGTTCAGGTCAGGGACACGTACTAAGCCCGTCTCGCAGAGTGCCGACCGCGAATTCACCGTTTACGTGGTGACCTGAGTGAAAAAAGAAGCGATCTGGGGTGCCTTCGGTGAGGACGGCGACCTCCCCGAGCTCGAGCCAATCATCGCGACGGAACTGATGGACGGCGGCTGGCGCGGTCTCACCGCGGACGGCGAGGTCTACGTCGTGCGCGGAGACAAGGTGCCGGAATCCATCATGGTCGCCCGCGCCGGCAGTATCATCGGACAGCGCAAAGTCACGAAGGCCAACGGCGTCGACATCGCCCGCTACCTCGAGCACTTCTCGGCCGCGGTCGCGCTGCACAAGGACAACCGCAACCTCGAGGCGCTCGCGCATATCGGCATCGCGCTTGCTTGCGCCGAGACCTCGAGAGCACGCTTCAATCGTGCGATGATCCTGCTGGCGCTGGGACGCTGGCTGGAAGGTTTTATTGACTTCGAAATCTGTGAACGATCGCCCCCGTTCCATCGCCCGGCGGCCCGGGCGGCGATCGACGCCGGGGCCAGGCCATGGCGAGGCGAAAACGTCGCTGGAGAGCGCCTTCTCCTCGTTCATGACCATGGCCTCGGCGATACCGTCATGATGCTGCGCTTTGTCAAAGCGCTGCAAAGTATGGGTGCCGACGTCATCATGCACGTGCCGCCCGAGCTCACCCGCATCGCCGCGCAGTTCGGCCTGGTGACCGCCAACTCGCTAGAGATCGCTGCGCAGGCCTGCAGCTATTTCACGTCGTTCCTGCATGTGATGCGTTGGCTCGCGGTGACGCCCGCCTCGGTGCCGACGGGCACCTACGTCGCCGTAGATCCGGCCCTCGTCGCGCGCTGGCGAGATGCCCTCCCGTCGGTGTCGCGACGACGGGTCGGTGTCGCCTGGTCAGTCGGGCGCGAAGATGTGAACGACTTCCCGCGCGCGCTGCCGATCGCCGATATCGTTAGGCGCTTCGGTCCCGCCGAATATCATAGTCTGCAGATCCAAGATCGGACTGCAGCGAGTGAGGTCGGCGTCGTCTGCCACGACTTCGCCGACCTCACCGATTGCGCCGCGCTGATGATGACCATGGACGAGATCGTCAGCGTCGACACCGCGGCCATCCATCTTGCCGGCGCCATCGGTCACCCGCACGCAACCGTGCTGTTGCCGGCCTGGCACTCGTGGCGCTGGCGCGGCAATCCGTTCTACCCAGACATTCGCATCGAAACATCGGGACGGTGATGCCGCGCGCCGGCTCAGATAATCGCCAGCACGCGCATCGGCACGCGCGACATGCGCTCGAGGACTTCCGCACGCTGCGTCCGCAGTTAGCACAGCGCGGCGATCTTTCCGAATTGCTGCACTCGATTTCGCACCATCTGCGCCATGCCGTTTATCGCACGGGGCTAGAAGTCGATGACCGACAAGTACGGACCAACACCTGACGGACGCGGGATCACCGGCCCGACCGGGCCGATGTGTCATGGCGCGGCCGGGCATGTCGGTCCTAGTTGTGATCCGGGCCCGCGCGGGCAGCCGGGCTGGTTGCCGATCGCGACCTGCGAGCCGCCGGTCGCGGAAAATTTCGAAGTCAAAGATGAGACCGGCGACGTCTACCTGGCGCGCCGGACCGCGTTCAGACTCACGATCGATGCGGATTGGCCGGTCGAGCCGACGCACTGGCGTCCGGTCGCATAAGGAGATCTAGCCATGCCGATGAAACCGCACAAAGGCGAAAGCCAATCGGATTTCATGTCGCGCTGCATGACGGAGACCTATGGCTCCGATGCGCCATCGGATCGCACGCAGGAGCAGGCGGTCGCCATCTGTTTCGGCTATTGGCGCGACGCGCACGGCGGCAAACCGCCGAAGAACACCGAGGCCGAAGTTCAGCGCATCATTAAACTCTGGTGCAAGATCCTCGAGAAGCAATACGAGATCCCCGAACCAGATCCGGACGAGAGCCACGACGATTTTATTTCCCGGTGCGTCGACGAGCTCGAGGGCGACGACGATCCCGACGCCGAGGATGCATGCGAGCTCGCCTGGGAGGATTATCAGAGCGACCAGGAAGAGCGCAGCGCCAGCGGCAACCTGGTGCTGAAAATGCACATCAGCGAGGCCGATCTCGGCGACATGTATGTCATGTCGGATGGCACGGTCGACCACCTGGGGGAGACGATCGACCCGCGCGGCTGGGGCCTTCAGCATTTCGAGAAAAATCCGATCTGCTTGTTCAACCACGATCCCGGCTTCGTGGTCGGTCGCTGGCATGGCGTGCGCAACGATGACAAGGATCTGCGCGGCCGCCTCGAGCTCGCAGCGGAAGGAACCTCGGCGCGCATCGACGAGATCCGCAAACTGCGCGCGGCCGGCATCCTGCGCGGCGTCTCCGTCGGCTTCCGCGCGCGCAAGAAGGAACTGATGGACGATCGCGCTGATCCGTTCTTCGGTCCGTTCCGCTACATCAAACAAGATCTCATCGAGTGTTCTCTCGTTTCTATTCCGGCGAATCCGAACGCGCTCGCGGTCGCGAAAAGCCTGAATATCTCACCCGAAACCATCGACGTTGTCTTCGCCCGGTCGGGCAAACAGGATGACGTCGTGCGTCGCGGGTATCCCGGCGGGTCCGCCAGACGTAGCACTGCAAGCAAGAGGAGGGGCGCGATGACGCTCTCTCAAAGAATCCAAGACGTACAGAATCAGATTACCGTCAAACGGCAGGCGCTCGACGAGTGCCTTGCCAAGATGGACGACACCAACGTCAGCGAAGCCGATTATAACGCGGTGACGGTGCTCAACACCGACATCCGTCAACTCGAGAAGACTCACGGTGTCCTGATCGAGTCGGAAAAGAGTCTCGCCGGTACGCTCGATGGTAAGAGCAACGGTAACGGCAGGTCGCATCTGCCGGCGATCGTCAACATCACCAGCGACGGCCGCGTCGGCAACGGCCACGCCAACGGTAAGGCCGGGCCCGAAGTGCTGACGTCGACGGTCGGCAAGAAGGACCTGAACGTCCTCGACTACATCGTCCGCGCCGGCACGATTGCTTACGTGTCGAGACAGTGGGGCAAAGAGCCCAACGAGGTCCGCACGAAGATCTACGGCGACGATGACACGACGAAGATCTTCCAAGATCTCGTCCTGCGCACCGCGACCGCACCGGCGATGACCACGGTTGTAGGCTGGGCGGCCGAACTCGCGCAGCAAACATATGCGGCGATGATGCCCACGTTGATGCCGAAGGCGATCCTCACTCGCCTGGCAGCGCGTGGACTCAGTCTGCAGTTTGGCCGCGCGGCGAAGATCATCATCCCGACGCGCTCGAGGACGCCGTCGCTCGCCGGCTCGTTCGTCGGAGAGGGGCAGCCGATTCCCGTAAGGCAAGGTGCGTTCACGTCGCAAGCGCTCACGCCCAAGAAGGTCGGAATCATCACTTCTTGGACCAAGGAGATGGACGAGCATAGCATCCCCGCGATTGAAGGTGTCTTACGCGAAGCAATCCAAGCAGACACCACGGTCGCGGTCGACAGCGTGCTGATCGACGCCAACCCGGCGACGGTGATCCGTCCGGCCGGTCTGCTCAACGGCGTTGCGGCGCTCACCGCGGCGACCGGCGGCGGCATGGGCGCGCTCGTCGGTGACATCAAACAGTTGATCGGTG